CGCCCTCTTGGGGCGGACTTGGGCGTGTGCCAATGGTGCTGTGATGATCATCGGCAAGCTGGCCATCGACACCGGGTACGAGGCCCCAGCTGTTTATGCATGGGCGCGGAAACAGGGGTTCGACCAGGTCTCGCCAATCAAGGGCCTGGAGGGCTTCAACCGCGCGACGCCGGTGTCGGGCCCGACCTTTGTCGATGCGACCATCGGCGGCAAACGTCTGCGCCGCGGTGCGCGATTGTGGTCCGTGGCCACGGCGACGTTCAAGACCGAAACCTACCGCTTCCTGCGGCTTGAACGGCCCTCGGACGAGGACCGGGCGCTGGGCGTCTGTGATGCCCCCGGCACCGTGCATCTGCCTGACTGGATCGACACCGAATGGCTGAAGCAGCTGGTGGCCGAACAACTGATCACTGTGCGCAACAAGCGCGGTTACAGCCACCCCGAATGGCAGAAAATGCGCGAGCGCAACGAGGCGCTGGACTGCCGCGTTTATGCCCGGGCGGCGGCGTGGATCATGGGCGCGGATCGCTGGGATGATGCGACATGGCGGCGGCTTGAGGAACAGGCCGGGGTGGAAACGCGCCCGGCACCGCAACCTACCGCTCTTCCTGAACTGGCCGCGCCTGCTGCGCCGAAAGCCGGAAAACCAACGACGCCACGGCGAAAACGCCGGGCTTACACACCGAACTTCATGAGGGATTGAGATGGATCTGGAACGGATGCGCACCTTGCTGGCGGCACTGCAGGAAGCGCGCTACGCGGGCGTCCGCTCGGTCAGCTATGACGGCAAGACCATCAACTACGGCTCGGACACAGAACTGGCGAACGCGATCAGCGATCTGGAAGGCCGGATTGCCACGGCCGCTTCTGGTGCCCCGCGTCGTCGGCGCTGGGGCACTGTCGCCTCAAAGGGTCTGTGACAGATGGCATTCGAGGCATTCCGCCAGCGGCTCGGCAGCATCATTGGTGGGTTTGATGCAGCCCAAGCCCATCGGCGTCTGCGCGGGTTCCGGGCGAGCCGCGCCCATGTGAACACGCTGATCGCGGCCTCGGGCGACACCATTACCGCCCGTGCGCGCTGGCTGGTCAGGAACAATGGCTATGCCGCGAATGCGGTGGAGTCTTTCGCGAGCAATGTCGTCGGCGATGGGATCAAACCCTCGTCGACCATCGCCGATGCCGCAAAGAAGGAAGAGCTGCAGGCGCTGTGGCTGGCCTGGACGGATGACGCTGACGCGGAAGGGCTGACAGACTTCTATGGGCTGCAGCGCCGGGCGGCGCGCGAAGTGTTCCTATCTGGTGAGGTCTTCATCCGCATCCGACCGCGCCGCGCGGAAGACGGTCTGACCGTGCCGCTACAATTGCAGATGCTCCCCGCTGAAATGCTACCCCTCGACATGAACCGCACGCTGTCAGGCGCTGGGCTGATCCGGCAGGGGATCGAATTCGACGGCATCGGTCGCCGCGTCGCCTATCACTTCCTGCGCCGCCATCCCGGTGATTTGACCGATCCAGGCCTCACCAATGAGACCGTCCGTGTGCCCGCCGCAGATGTGATCCATGTTCTTGACCCGGTCGAGGCTGGTCAGTTGCGCGGTGTGTCGCGCTTTGCAGCCGCCATCGTCAAGCTGTTCACGCTGGACCTCTATGACGACGCGGAGCTGGAGCGGAAGAAAATCGCGGCGATGTTCGCGATGTTCATCACCTCGCCCGCGCCAGAAACGCCGCTGGAACCGACCGAGGAGGATCTGGAAGTCGAACCCGGCCAGGTGGTGCGGCTGGATCCCGGCGAGGATGTCTCGACCCCGTCCACGCCAGATTCTGGTGGCACCTATGAGCTGTTCCAATACCGAACCTTGCTGCAAATCGCGGCGGCGCTGGGCATCCCCTACGGCTACCTGACGGGTGACACCGCCAAGGGCAACTTCTCAAACACACGGATATCACTGATCGAATTCCGCCGCCGCATCTCGGCCTGGCAGCATGGCGTGCTGGTGTTCCAGCTCTGCCGCGCGGTGTGGTCCCGCTGGATGGATGTGGCCGTGTTGTCCGGGGCCATCGATCTGCCAGGCTATGACAGCCAACGCCGCCAATATCAGGCCTGCGCCTGGTTGCCGACCAAATGGGACTGGATCGATCCGATGAAGGACGCGTCCGCAGAGATCCTGCAGATCGAATCCGGTCTGAAATCGCGCACGCAGGCCATTTCTGAACGCGGATATGACGCAGAACAGGTCGACCGCGAAATTGCCGCTGAACGCAAACGCGAATTGTCACTGGGTCTCGACTTCCGCCGTCCGGGATCCCCGGCACAGGGGCCGGGCGCGGCGAAGGAAAATGACAACACCCAGCGGGACGACAACGCCAACGACGACGAAGCAGACGACAGCGCTGATGAAAAAACCGAAGCCAAGCAGGGCGTATGATGCACCATGCCCAGATCGCCCAGCGCGCCTTCAACACGCCACTGATGGTGGACCCTGCCAAGGCGCTGGCTTTCCTGTCTGGCCTCGGACCACGCATTACGGGACAGGAGATCACGTTTTCGGGCGCTGAATTGCCTGCCAATGATATTGAGCATGCGGCCTTGCCTGCTCACGCCTCTTTGTTCGGCAATGATCTTGCCCAGCGTCACCAGCGCAATGGCATTCAGCCCTTTGCGGTGGTGGATGGCATCGCCGTCATCGAAATCGCGGGCACACTTGTGCACCGTGGCGCATGGATCGGACAATCCTCGGGGCTGACCTCTTATGAAGGCATCGCTGCCCAGCTTCAGGCCGCGCTGTCCGATCCCGGCGTGCGCGGCATTGCGCTCGATATCGACAGCTTTGGAGGCGAGGTGGCGGGCGCCTTCGATCTGGCCGACCGCATTCGGGCGGCGCGGGCACAGAAGCCGGTGCACGCCTTCGTCGCTGAACATGCGCTGTCCGCTGGCTACGTTCTGGCCTCCCAAGCCGACCGCATCATCCTGCCTCGCACCGGTGCTGTCGGCAGCATCGGGGTGGTGGCGCTGCACACCGACATGAGCGGCGCGCTGGATCAAAAGGGCATCGCCGTCACCTTGATCCATGCGGGGGTCCACAAGATTGACGCCAATCCCTACCAGCCACTGCCCGACGCCGTGCACGACCAGATGCAGCGCGAGCTAGAGGTCGTGCGCTTCCTGTTCGCAGAAACCGTTGCTGCAGGGCGCGGGGATCGGTTGACCCATGCGGCCGCTATCGCAACAGAGGCCGCCGTATTCCGCGGATCCTATGCCATCGCCGCCGGTCTTGCCGACGATCTCGCCGATCCCGTCATGGCCTTCCGTACGTTCGCCGCCGCGCCCCGCGGCACCACTCCCCCCAGCAGAAAGGGTCCACAGATGACCACCACGCCCACCGACATCCCGAACCCGGCACCGACAGCCGTCACCAATCCCACACAGACGACAACGACGGCCGCACCAACGATGCCCGTTGTGTCGGTTGCAGTGGCACCCGACACAACGGCAATGAACGCCGACGCTGTTCGTGCAGAAGCAGCCGAGGTCGCGCAGGTCTGTGCCCAAGCCGCCCGGCTCGGGGTTCAGATCGACGCCGCCGACGCCGTCACGCGCGGGTTGAAGCCCGAAGCCTTGCGCGCCCGCGTCCTGGCCGATCTGGCCGCCCGCAGCGATGCCGCTGGCATCATCGCCACCGCCCCGGCTGCGGCGGCTGCAAAAGACAGCCCGATCATCTCAGCTGCCAAAAAGGCTGCGACCGACGCCAAGCGCTGAACCAGCGCCCACTTCCCTCACCCCAAAAAATGGAGACTGACAAATGCCCGTCCTGACGGAACAGCCCAGCATGGGCGATGTCCTCAAATATGAGGTCAACCCGAACTACACCCGCGAAGTCATCACCCTGTTGATCGGCATGCCCTATCCGGTCGGCTCGGTCCTCGGGCGCATCACAGCCAGCGGCAAATACAAGCTGGCAACCAGCGGTGGCGCAGACGGTGCGCAAACCGCCACGGCCGTCTTGCTCTATGCCGTCGACGCCACGCTCGCCGATGCAACTGGCATTGTGGTGGCACGTGGCCCCTCGATCGTGTCGCGCGCAGGCCTCGCCTACGACGGCACCGTTGATGACGGAGCCAAGATCACCACCAAGCTCGGCCAACTTGCCGCCGTCGGCATCATTGCCCGCGACGGCGTCTGACGCCCACCAGCGCGGCGCATCCACATCCATCCCTCTTTCCCCCGGAGCACCCCATGACCCTTGTCCGCAATCCCTTTGACGCTGGCGGCTATTCGCTGGCCGAGATGACGCAGGCCATCAATATTCTGCCCAACCTCTACACCCGCCTTGGCCAGATCGGCCTTTTCCGCTTCGAGGGCGTCAGCCAGCGGTCGGTCATCATCGAGCAATACGAGGGCGTGCTGAACCTGCTGCCCTCGGTGCCGTTGGGCGGCCCGGCAACGGTCGGCACCCGCGAGGGGCGGTCCATGCGCAGCTTTGCCCTGCCGTGGATCCCACATGACGACGTGATCTTGCCCGGTGATATCCAAGGCCAACCTGCGCTGGGCGTTTTCGATGGTGCCGACCCACTGGTCGAGGTGATGAACCGCAAGCTGCAGCTGATGCGGCGCAAGCACGCCCAGACCCGCGAATACATGGAGATGAACGCCCTGCGCGGCATTGTCAAAGACGGCGCTGGCACCACGCTCTACAATTACTTCACCGAATTCGGCCTTACGCAAATCTCGGTCGACTTCGTGCTGGGGACCGCTGGTACCAACGTGCAGGGCAAGGTGCGCGAGGTGCTGCGCGCCATGGAAGACAACCTGCTGGGCGAAAGCATGTCGGACGTGCATGCCCTCGTCAGCCGGGAATTCTTCGACAAGCTGATCGCGCATCCCAAAACCGAGGAAGCCTACAAGTTTTACGCCGCCACCGGCGCGCAGCCCCTGCGCCAGGATGTGCGCCGCAACTTCCCCTTCGCGGGCATTGTGTTTGAGGAATATGCGGGCACCGTCACTCTTTCCACCAAGACCACCGAGCGACTGGTCCCGGCCAGCGAAGGCATCGCCTTTCCTTTGGGCACGATGGACACCTTCACCACCTACGGCGGGCCTGCCAACCTGCTGGAGGCGGCCAACACCATGGGTCTGCCGCTCTACGCCCGCCAGCACCTCGATGAGAAAGGCCGCTGGATCGACCTGATGACCGAGGCCTCGATCCTGCCGGTGAACAAGCGGCCGCGCATCGCGATCCGCATTCACACCTCGAACTGACAGGTCCGCCATGAACGTCTTTGCCGCCGCCGTGGACCGCATCTATGCCAACCCGTCCATGGCGGTGGCGGCCCTGTGGATTTCTGCAACCACGTCAGAGGAAATGCCAATCCGTGTCATCCGCCGCGCCCCGGACCGCATCACCGAGTTCGGCGCTGGGCGCTTTGTCAGCGATACCATAATGGTGGACGTGCGCATCGCAGACCTGCCCGATCCCCGCCCCAGCGACCTGATCGTGATCGGGGCCGACAGCTTCACCATCCAAGGCGAGCCTGTCGGCGACCGCGAACGCCTGATCTGGTCGCTGGACCTGCGGCCAACATGATGCTCAGGATCGAGATCAATCCCGACATCGCCGCTTTGATGCAGGCTGAGATTGCTGCTGGCGAAAAAGCAGTGTCCTCCGCCATGCGCGAAGCTGGCACCGGTCTAAAATCCGCCTGGCGCGGGCAGATCATCGGCGCTGGGCTGGGCACCAGGCTTGGCAACTCCATTCGCCTCGCCAGCTTCCCGAAGTCCGGCGACAGCCTGAACGCGGCGGCGCTGGTCTGGTCGAACGCACCGGTGATCATCGGAGCGCATGACACCGGGCCGCTGATCCGGTCTAAGAATGGGTTCTGGCTGGCGATCCCTACACCAGCTGCGGGCAAGTCCACGCGCGGCGGCCGCATAACGCCCGGCGAATGGGAACGCCGCACCGGGCTGCGCCTGCGCTTCATCTATCGCCGCCGGGGGCCAAGCCTGCTGGTGGCCGAGGGACGGCTGAATACCAAAGGTCGCGCTGTGGCGTCCAGATCAAAGACAGGGCGCGGGCTGACCACCGTGCCGATCTTCCTGCTGGTGCCGCAGGTCAAACTGCGAAAGCGGCTGGATCTGGCGCGGGATGCAGAGCGCGCGGTCGATGGCGTCCTAGGGCTGATTGTTGCGAAGTGGGTGGAGGGAAAGACCTAACCCAGACAATGGTTGTTGAACCGCCGCCTTGTGGATAGGTCTTCCAATGCCTTAGGCCGCAACCTTTGGTGCGTTCGAAACAAACTGGACAACTTTTGCGAGGGCCTGCCGTTCGTCACCCTCATAGACGCCGACAGAATCGAGCCGATTCATTGCCCGGGTCCGCGTATGCTTTGAAACGGCGTTTTCCCGCTCCAGCAGCGCTGTAACCAGCGGACGTGTTTCACCGGCACCCTGCGTTTCTGACCGCAAAAGCATGGCCTCAACTAGTGACAGGTCGTTCTGCGCCAGATAAAGGGCTACCGGGGCGCGACCAGATTGACGTAGAACCAAGTCAGCGCGCAGATCTGCGCTTTGATCATCTGCGGGAGCGTTTTCATGTATTTCCACGTCTGACGGCAATGATGCTGCAAGCGCCATCCGCACATCTTCCTTGAAAGTGCTACGAACACGGTCCGCCGTCATCTGTACCAGGTCAGAAACCCTTACGAGGGCGACAATGAGTCGGATTGCGTGCGCAGGAATGTCGGATTTCGAGATTGGACCTGTAGAGATTTCCAGCCCATCTTCATCAAATGCGGCGTCAGCAGTTTCGAGGATTGAAGCCAGCGCCTTCTTCCTATTCTCAGATGCTAGATCGTAGCCTGATGCGATAAGAGACGGTAGCAACCTCCCGGCGTCTTCTAGTTTCCAGTGACCTGTGCTGTCAGGCCCTATAGCGTACAGACCCGCCGGATCGCCTTCGATCTCAAACAGAGTCGTGCTAATGCCGAAACCACAAGGAAGCTCGGTCACACTGACGCTGTCACAGAAGGCTTTGCAGAGTTCCTGCTTCACAGCAAATTCTCGTCACTGGAGCCGCGTGCATGCGGCAGTTTAAAAAGGCTGTGAGCGATCGAAATCGCCCAGTCATCGAAGCCCGATACCACACTGGTCCCAAAACGGCTATCGAGTCCGCATGCGCGTTTGCGGGCATCAGCGCCGATGATGACGCCGCTTTGTTTCGTCTCATATGGCTGGTAGTGGACGTGCCAACCTGGATGCGATCCATGGTGCTCGATCCGACATAGCACGGTCATGTCACGGTCCACCAAATGGCCCAGCATTGCCATGAACTCCTGCTTCTCCGCCTTGTGAGCAAGCAGAACGCGGTACTGCTCACTGCTCACCGCAAACGAAATCAGACGCCAAGTCCAAGTTCCGGCCAAGCGGTAAGAGTGGGAGCCGCGAAGAGGAAAAATCGTCTTGGGCATCCTTTTGCCCGTCGTCCAGCTTCCAGTGCTGACCTCCTCCTTTTCCGCGGAACGGACCCATGCTGCCCCCTTTGCCATGATTGCTCCAAATCACTTTTTTGCCAACAATAGCACAGTCTTCACAAAGCGCGAATGAATCCCGAATGCTGATCTCCGCGCCCTAGAATCCAGTGTTTCAGACTTGCGGCCATAGGAACAGATTAATGCCGACCACCCGCGAAACCGTCCTCGCCGCACTGCACGCGCGGCTGCAGCCGCTTGCCGCACTTGTCCTGCGCGACGAAGTTCTGCCCGAGCGGATCCCGGCGGCGGGGCTGATCATCCTGCGCGACGGCCAGCCGGGCGAGCCGGAGGTCACGCTGTCGCCGCTGCGCTACCACTATCAGCATCGGGCCGAAATGGAAGTTGTCGTTCAGGCCCCGAATGGCCGTGCCAGCGCCTTCGACACCCTAATAGCAGTCATCGGAACGGTGCTGGAAACCGATCGCACACTAGGCGGCCTCTGCGAATGGGTCGAACCCGAAGCCCCGGCCTCGGTCGATCTGCCCATTGAGGGCGCCGCAGCCCTCAAGGCCGCAGTGATCACCGTCGTCCTGCACTACACCACTACCGGCCCCTTGGCCTGATATCCCACATAATTTGGAGAAAGACATGGCACGTGCGCAAGGCGCGCGGGCGCAGATGGCGCTCGGCTTTGAGACAGTATACGGCACCCCGCCGGTCAGTGGGTTCACCAAAATGCCCTTTGCCAGCACGTCGCTGGGATCGGAACAACCACTTCTGAACAGCGAATTGCTTGGGTATGGCCGCGACCCTCTCGCCCCAATCAAGGACGCGGTGACGGCCGATGGCGATGTCATGGTGCCGATCGACGCCGAGGCCTTCGGGTTCTGGCTGAAGGCGGCTTTCGGGGATCCGATCACCTCTGGCGTGGGGCCATACACCCATGAGTTCCGCTCGGGCAGCTGGACTCTGCCATCGATGTCGATCGAGACCGGCATGCCCGAGGTGCCGCGATTTGCGATGTATTCCGGCTGCGTGCTGGATCAGCTGTCTTGGCAGGTGCAACGTTCTGGCCTGCTGACAGCCACCGCCCGGCTGGTGGCGCAAGGCGAGACCATCGCCACGACGACCGGCGCAGGCACCCCCGCAGAACTGGCGCTGCAGCGGTTCGGCCATTTCAACGGCGCGATCAGCCGGAACGGCAGCGCCCTCGGCAACGTGGTCTCGGCGGAAATCACCTATGCCAACAACCTCGACCGGATCGAGACCATCCGAAGCGATGGCAAGATCGACGGGGCAGACCCGTCCATCGCCGCCCTGACCGGCCGGATCGAGGTCCGCTTTGCCGACAGCACGCTGGTGACGCAGGCGATCAACGGCGATCCCTGCGAGATCAGCTTCGCCTATGTCCTGCCCTCGGGCGAAAGCTTCACCTTCACTGTCCACGCCGTCTACCTGCCGCGCCCCCGGATCGAGATTTCCGGGCCGCAGGGCGTGCAGGCCACCTTTGACTGGCAAGCGGCGAAAGCCGCCAGCCCCGCCCGCATGTGCACCGCAACCCTTATCAACGATATCGAGGAATACTGATGATCCGTCTGAACCTGACCGCCACGCCGCAATGGGTGGACCTCGCCCCCGGCCTGCGCCTGCTGGTCGGCCCCCTGACCACTGCCCTGATGGTGTCAGCCCGCGCCGATCCGGCAATCGAAGGGCTGCCCGATGGTGCTTCCCAAGAGGAACTGGCTCTGGCCATGGCCAAGTCCGTGGCCCGGCGCGCGGTGCTGGATTGGGAAGGCGTGGGCGATGACGCGGGCAACATCGTCCCCGTCACGCCTGAAGGCATCGATGCCCTGCTGGAAATCTGGCCGGTCTTCGAGGCGTTCCAGACCCAATACGTTGCGCGCGGCCTGATCCTGGACGCGGAAAAAAACGTCTCCGCGCCCTCGCCGACTGGTCCTTCGGCGGCGGCGACCGGTACTGCGCGGCCTGCCCGGGGCCGTGCCCGGACTGCCCCGCAAGACTGAACCAGCCGCAAACGCCGGAGGGTTGGCAGGTCTGGGATCTGGTCGGCCGTCTTGGTGGCCAGTTGCGAGTGATCCCCGGTGCAGTGCTGGGCTGGGACATGGGCGCGGCGCTCGCCATGGCACGTGCCCTCGGGATCGACACCCTGATCGCCGCCGAACTGCTACCCGAGATCGAAGCGGTGATGGTGCGCAAACTGAACGAACAAATGGAAGGAAGCCGCGATGGCTGAAAAACGCGTATCCGTCCGCCTCGTGGCGGAAGGCGGCCGCCAGGTCCGCGCCGAACTGGAAGGTGTGGGCGAAGCAGGCGCGCGCGGGTTCGGGCGGCTGTCGCGCGAGATGGACATGGCGAATGCGCGCGTTGCCGCATTTGCCCGCCGCGCCACGCTTGCCGCAG